ATTCATCTCTACCGATTACAGGATCAATTTTACCTTCAGACGCCCTTTTAGTGACATCGATAGAAAAATTATCTAATATAGGTGTTTCATTAGACTTACTACTTTTTGATTTACTTTTACTTTGTCTACTTTTATTTTCATCTTCATTTTCTATAGGTTCTATTGCACTTACAATATTGTCTTTATAATTTTTATAAGAAATCTTCACACTTTTTAAAATTGATGACATATTAGTTTTTACTTTAAGTGTTGCCAAAATAATATGTTGAGTGTCTAAATATTCGTCATTTAAATTATCACATTCTTTTTCTGCACCCTTTAAAATATTTTCAGTTGTTTTATCGATAGGGAAATCTTTATTAATAATTTTCACATTATTATAATCTTCTCCCTTCAGTAGAGACTTTTCTATACTTTTATGTAGTTTATCCACATCAACACCCATTTTAACTAATGTCTTTATTGCATTATTATTATAATCGTTTATTAATGATATTATAATATGTTCAATTCTAACCTCATAATCACCATAAAATTTCGCTTGTTTTATGGACATATTTATGATCCTTTTAACTTTAGGTAATACTTTTTTCATTTTAAATTTGTTTTTTTATATAAATATCACTATCTTTGTTTCAAAGTTAATTATAATATTATGGAAAGTCAATACAAATTACAATTAGGTGATACAAAAATCGTACTAAAGGAAATGATCGAGAAGGGTGAAAAGGTAGATATGATATTTACTTCTCCACCTTATTTCTCAATGAGAAAAAATTATAGTGGAAATGATGATGGGGAAATCGGATCCATTCACGTTGATGATTACGCAGATTGGTTTTTAGAATTCACTGAATTGTTTTTACAGGTTCTTAAACCTAATGGTAGTTTTTTCTTAAATATAAACGATAAAATTGATAAGGGTGTTGTTCATCCTGTTTTAGATGAGTTAAGATATAAGATGAGGAAACAAGGTTGGTATATGGTTGCAAAACCATACATTTGGTTTAAAAAGAACGCAGTTCCTACAAATTGTAAGTATAGGGCAATAGATAGATACGAATACGTATTTCACTTTTCAAATTCTAATAAACCTAAGTTTAGGGCGGATAATTGTAGGACTGAACATTCTGAGGTTACTAAGAAAAGGTTTGAGAAACCTGTTACAACAATTAATTCTAGAGACGGTGTTTATGATTCACAAAAGAAGGAATTAAATGAAAAAGGTTCATTACCTCACAATGTAGTTATTGCTGCAGCAGAATCTAATTCAGGAATATTACATCCCGCACCATTTACAGTCGAATTGGCGGAATGGTTCGTTAAGATTGGTAGTGATGAAAATGATGTTATTTTAGACCCATTCGCAGGATCATCTACTACAGGTGTCGCTTCAATAAAGAATAACAGAAGATTCATTGGTATCGATTTAGTACCCTTCAATGTCATATTTGGTAAACATAGAATGGATCACTTCTTAGAAACTGGTGAGACATTTATCCCTAAAAATTTATTAGATGAAAAAGGTATTGATGTCAATTATTACAAAATTAAAGGTAAACATATAAACAATCCCTGACAAATTGTCATAATATATCCGTTGGTATACCATTTGACTATGCGGGTGTTATAATAACAATTAAAAAATAAAAATAAAAATGAGTACAGATTTTTTAAAATTAATCGAAGAGTTTGAGTCGATGTTTGGTAGGGATTCTTTCCCTAACTACAATATCAAAGGTAGGTTAAATAATGGTAACAAAGCGTTGGGGTTTAATTCTAATTTCCCATATACTAATGTTTTTGAAGATGAGTGGGTATATAAGTATGAAATTATAACACCTGGTTTATCTAAAGAGAATTTACAGATAGAGATAAATGGTGAAACATTAACTTTTAGTGGTGAACGTAAAGACGAAAAAACTGATAATGGTGATTACGTTTCTAAAGAATATCACTATAACAAATTCTTTAGAACTTTTGTTATCCCCACAAATGTAGTTAGTGAAGAAATTTACGCAAAAACAGAAAATGGTATAACAACAATTTACCTACCAAAAGAAAAACCAACCAAAACAAAATCCTATAATAGAAAGGTGAGTATCGATTAAGTAAATATTAACTACTACTTAGAAAAAATCCATAACTTTACAAGTTGTGGATTTTTTTTATATTTATATTTGTTTTAATAATAAATTTTTTATATATTTGTAATATGATATCAAGTGCACCGACATTTAGAAAAATAGTCTTACTTCTTAAGGATGAAGAAGGTAAACCTACAGATAGAATACAATATGAGGATTCTGCGATGGTTATAACAGGTAATTATGTTTTAATTACTGAAGAGAAAAGAGTTTCAATAAGTGAACCTTCTGAAATAAAAGGAGATGTTTACGAACTTAAAAATATACATTCATATAAACTTTTAAAAGATTAATTATGGTTTTACTAAAACACGAAGAAAACGGATCAATAGAATGTCTTTATGACTCCTCTAATATTTTAGGATCCAAATACATAGTCAATGAAAAAAAATTGGCGATAATTTTTAACTCTGGTAGACAATATGTTTATGAAGGAGTTACCTTTACTGATTATAGTAAATTTGAGGGTAGTGAAAGTCAGGGTAAATTATTACACACAATAATTAAAAAATATTCTTATTCACAATCAAAAGACATTGTGGATGTACAACCATTAGTTGAACAAATAGAAAACATAAAAAGTACGTTATGATTAAAAGTTATCAGATAAAAAAAATTATGGTTAAAAATGGAAAACCACAACACGTTATTTTGTTAGATCCAAATAGTGAAGTATATGAAACTTCATGTTTCGGTGAAGCAACAAAATTGTGTGAATTATTAAATATGAACACAGATAGTGGATGGAGGTATGAAATTATTACTATAAGTAGTAAATAGAAACGGGCGTTTCAATAATAACAATTAAAAAATAAAAATAAAAAGTTATGGAAAAATTATCATTCGCTTTGGGTGTTGCTTTCGTATTGGTTGTGCTTATGGGTATAACCATTACTTGGGTTACGCTTAAGGTTAAAAACTTAATTAAAATTAACGAAAACTTAGAAAGGTATATATCTGAAAAAGATAGAAGTATACATAATAGAATAGATAGAACAGAACACAATTATTCTGACAAAATAAAAGAAATATATGACACATTCCATAGAAGGATTGATGATATGGGTACTGGAACAAAAATCCTCAATGATGAGATTAGAAGAATTATTGATGAAAATCATAGAAATGTGATTGAATTACACAACGATTCTGCAAGATACATAGACTCTAGAATAGATAAATTAATTAATAATCCTAAATTTTGTTTAAACAAAGAAAAAGAATTATTAACTGATTAAAATAAGATTACGCCCGTTTCTTATTTTTAAGATATTTATCCATAAATAAACATATTTATTATTATGGATATAAAAAGAATCTCAGAACAAGAAGTTAATGACATAATACAAAAGGAGGTTATTGATTTATCTTCTTTTGAAGTTCAGTCAACGATTAACCCAAAATTATTCGATAAAGAACAACACATGTATGAGGATGTAAGTAGAAGACTTCTAATGATTGCAGATGATTTCTTTGAAACATTAAATGTTGGTTGGGTAGATATAGATGATATTATTTTAACTGGTAGTTTGGCAAACTTTAATTGGTCAAAATTTTCTGATGTAGACTTACATATATTAGTGGATTTTGGTGAGGTTGATGAGAACGAAGAATTAGTTAAAGAGTACTTCAATTCCAAAAAGAACTTATGGAATGAAAAACACGACATAACTATTAAAGGTTATGATGTGGAATTATATATGCAAGATACTGAAGAACCACACGTATCTAGTGGGGTTTATTCTATTCTTTGGGGCGGTTGGGTAGTGCAACCTGACGCAACTAAAAAAGAAATAGATTCTAAAAAAGTAGAACAAAAAGTTAATAATATTATAGATTCAATATATGATATATATTATATGTACAAAAATGAAGAATACGATAAGACAATCAGAATGGTTAAAAACATGAAAGAAAAAATCAAAAAAATGAGACAGACTGGTTTAGATCGTGAAGGTGAATATTCTTTCGAAAATATTGCCTTTAAAGTATTAAGAAGAACTATGTATTTAGATAAATTAAGTGAAATTGAGACTAAGGCTTACGATAAATCTTTAACATTAGATGAGTCTATGTTAAGAATAAAAACATTATAAAAATTAATTTGCGTTTTTTTATAAATAATGCAATATTTATTTAATAAAACATAATTATGGGAACATATTTAACAGGAACTTATTCTGTATTACATACATCAGGTACTGCAGACTTCACTAATTTCGTATATAGCGCAGTTTATTTCAATTCTGGTGCAACATATACTATTAATGGTGCTAGTGTTGTTGGAGTGGCGGGTGAGACATTAGACATTATAGTAAAAGAAGATGGTACAACACTAAATGCGGGATATCTTTTATTAGGTAACGCAATAGCACCACAAACTAAAATAAAAACAGGTTTAATTACCGCAACTGGTGGTACAGAACAATATCAATTTGTAAACATTAAAACAGGTTTACCAACTAACGGATAAAACGAAATAAATATAAAAAAATGAGAAAAAATATTAATCCAAAAACATTAAAAGGTCAAGACAAACTTAATAGGATGTTAGATCTTATGGTGAAAATGAATACTTTAAATGAAAGTAAATCATATTCTGAATTAGAATTAATCAAAAAAGGTCCTAATGGTGTTGTTTATGGTATCATTAGAGAAAATCATGATTACTTTATTAAAACTTCAAATAAAGCGTTAGGACAATTCTTAGCGGAAGACTTTAGTTATATCGGAGGACTACAAAACAAATATGATGAAAGATATAAGTCATATGCGGAAGCTATCAAACATTTAAATATGAAGTTTGATATGTTGAATGAGTCATATGGCATCGAAAATAATACAAACATTTTTGAATCAGATGGTGTTGCCTTTGGTGGTGGTGTTGGATTTGGGTTTGTTATGGAAGAAGAGGATGAGGAAGATCAAAATGTAGGAGAAAAAGAAATTATCTCTGACGCAGATGCAGACTTAGAAGAACAAAAGAAAGTTCTTAAAGTTGATGCACCTAAAGCAGAAGAACCTGTGGAAGATGAAGTAGAAGACGAACCTGAGGTTGATATGGGTGGGGATATTGCGGATGTTGAGTTTGATGAAGAAGGTGATGAAGAAGGTGATGTTGCTTTAGATTCGGAAGAAGGTGATGATAACACTAAAAAAATCCAAAAATATACAGGTAAGATCGGGCAGATGTTAAGAGATATGGATGAAGTAGATTCTGACTTAGAAAAATACGTCATCAACTCAATTATCTCAGCAATGCATTTAGATGAAATGGATGAGGGGGATAAAGAAGATATTATTGCTAAATTAGAAGGTGAAGAAGAAGGTGATGAGTTCGATGATGAAGGTGGAGAAGAAGTGGATATGGATTTAGACGCTGAAGAACCTACTGAAGAGGTACCTGCACCTGAAGGTGGTGAAGAATTATCTGAAGATGATGATAAAATGACTAAAAAAGAAGTTCTTAACATCACAGAAAAACAAATGAATATGTTACACGAAAAAGGTATTTGTGAATGTGGTAACAAATGTTTAGTTTATAGAGATTCGGATGTTAAAGATTCAGTATTATTAGATAAAATAGCAGAAACTAAAAAAGATTGTGTATTCATTTCTGAAAAACAAATGGATATGTTACACGAAAAGGGAAGATGTAATTGTGGTGATGTTATACTAAAATATAAAGAAGGTAAAAAAGAAGAAACCAACGAGAGTAGAGTATTTTCTAAGAAACAATTAATAGAATCTTTTTTAAGAAGAACTACAAAAAAATCACTTAAAAAAGTACTTAGCGAAAGAAGAGAACTTTGTGAAGAATGTGGTGGTAGATTAACTGAGGGAAAGTGTAAGGAATGTGATATGAATGAACACCATAATATGTCATATACTAACTACAGTAAGTTCGATAGAGATGAGTACATGATGGATGAAGAATTAATCGGTAATCAAAAAAGAATAGATAAAAACAAAAATAGTAGGATCGACGCAGAAGACTTCAAAATGTTACGTAAAGGAAGAAAAGATAGAAGACATAATATTGGTGAGGAGGATATGTCTGTAATGGATGCAATTGCAACAGGACAAGGATACTTATCTGCAACAGATGACTTAGATAGAGATTTCGATGGTATTCCTAATCGTTTAGATATGGATAACAACGATGATGGTAGACTAGACTTTGAGATGGGTAGAGGTGATGATTTTATTGAATTAGATATTGATTTCTTAAGAAACGATAATCCGGGAACTAAAGAAAGGGAAAGAACCATAACTACGCCAACGACTAGACCAGGAAAAGGTGATAAGTGGAGAACTATTAAACGTCCTAAAGTTGATCCTAGACCTAAGGCGGAAGATCAAAATATAAGTAAACCAAAACCTTCTTACAGAAGAAGAGGTATGTTTAGATAATGAAATTAGTCTATATAAATAAAATCGGACAAAACTGGAAGGGGAATTACATTTATGAATTCCTCTTTTCAGATATATTAGAAGATATAGATGGTGAGGGATGGGATTCATATCCATCATCTGGAAATCCAGAACCACCAGAAGGGAAATTTATAAAAAAGTCAGGTGTATTAAATACTGTTTTAAAATTAGATTTAGTACAAGAATCTGACTCATTTGCAATGTGGGACGCAGTTGACGGAATAGTTGCAATGGCTTGGGAAAATATGGAAGGATATGATGAGTATCCTGAAAAAAGATTATACTTCTCTTTTGGGGAGGATATTTCTTCAGTAGAAGATAAACTATATGAAAAAGATATGGTAATAACATATGAAAAACAAACAATAAACACTTAAGTTATGAGAAAGAAAATCAAAATTTATGAATCAGAAATTAAAAGGGCAACTAGACGTAAATTAATGGAACGTTATGTTGATGAGGACTATGAGATGAGAGATACTTATAGTAAAAGAGATTTTACACCTACACCAAAAGAAAGAGGTATTGAGGACGTATTTGGTAAGTATGGTGATGATATGGACCCTGCAGTAATTAGATATATGAGAAAAAATCCTGATCATATTCTAAGAAAAATGGCAAAATTATATCCAGACATCTATATGAGACACATCCCATTACAATCCAATACTGAATTAGAAATGGATGATGTAATGATGGGTGAGGCAGAGCAAATTACGACAACAGCTACTAAATATAGTAGAGATGAGATTGAAGGGATGAAAAATCCTGATGGTAGTTTTACAATACCTACAACTAAAAATGAATCTACACAAAAACTATTTAAAAAATTCTTAAATAGAAAGTAAGTCATGACAAAAGGGGATATCATAAAAAAATTAATTTCAGAAAAATTTACATCAAAAGCACAACAAAGGTTCTTTTATGCGATGGCGGACAAAGATACTAAAAAAGGTAGAAAGTTTAAAAAGTGGGCAAAAGAATTCTCTGATGATACTGATTTTGATGACTTACCTGAAAAAGTTTCTGAGGATGAAAAAGAAACTAAAAACCCAAAAATGAAAAAAGGTGATTTAGTAGAATATATACATTCTAAAAAAATAATGGGTGAAGAAAGAAATAGACCTATAGTTGTACCAGAAATTTATGGTCCTGATTTTCGTATTGTTGTACAATGGTTAGAAAAACTTAGAGATAGTGGTGTTATTAATATGTTTGGTTGTTACCCTATGTTAAATTGGACAGAAAAAGATTTACATAGATGGTTATATGGACAAAAACAAGATCCTGAGTCTATAGAAGAACAAATAGAAGAGTTAGAATATGAAAATGAGGATGGTGACAATGATTCAGATATAGAAATGTTAGAAAGTCAATTAGAATCCATAAACTATATATTAGAAAATAAACAAGCAGTTAGAGATGTATTAATTAGAACTGCCTTAAAGAGAGTAGAAAATACTGATGGTAATTATGAAACTAGAAACGTACAACGTATTTTTGAGAAACTAGCGAAGGAAGTATTTATTATGTGGACAGAAGTTATTTACGGAAATTTTTAAAATTTAAATTATGAAAAGAAGAAATATTATTAATGAGGTAACTAAAAGAATTGTTAATGAAAAATTAAGAATAAATAGGTTAACTGAAGCAATCGAATACGATCCTGAACATCCAGAAAGAATGAATCCAGGATTAGAAAGAAGTCTTAGAAGTGGTGAACACATCTTCGGTAAGAGTAAATCTATTCCTGTCGGTTCGGAATCTCAAAATTATTCTGAGAAATTGGCAAGTAAAAGATTTAAAGAAATCATTAATAAAGTAAAAAGATATCATGGGGTACAAAACATCAACCCTATGATGATGCAACAGATGTTTCAAATTATGGGTGAAGTTAGTCAGATTGAGTCTAGACATAAAGAAGCTTTAGAACAATTGGCTATTGACATAGTTTCTGAGGAATTCGATATTCCTGATCAAATGTTAGAGGCAACTTTATCACCTCCAGGTTCAGATTTAGGTTTTGGGGATGACGAAGAAGAAGAGGAAGAAGATTATGGTTCTGATTTTGAAACTCCGAAAGCACCAAAAAGTGCGGAAAGAATGGAAGAATTAGAAATGGAAGTAGATAAAAGAAGAGTGATAAATGCTTTAATGCAAGGGGCATCTAAAAAAGGACATTATATTTTCCATATGGTTGCAGATGAATTAGACGCTATTGACCCTAGACTTATGGGGTTATATGGTAAACTAATGTCTTTAGCTGACTTCCAATATTGGGTGATTCCTGATACTACTATGTCTGGTCAAGTTGGTGGTATGGAGAAGATCGAATGGAGAAAAGCTGAAGCACCTGAAGATTCTGATGAGGAGGAAGAAATGGATAAGGTTAATATAGAGGAAGGTGATGAGATACCTGTGGTAGTGGCAAAAGCATGGTTATTCCCACTTTTAGTTCATGAACTTATTAAAGGAACATTAGAACTATCTGCAATAAATTGGGCGGATGGTCACTTAGATTTTGAGGAACAATCGGAAGTAATTAAAAGAGCAGATACGCCAGAAGGTGAAATATGGGGTATGAGATTAGGTCCTGGTATGTGGGAAAAATTCTTAGATTGTGTAGGGGCAGAAAATTACGATATGAAACAATGGTTATTTCAGGAATTAACTAAGTTACCAGCAAAACAATTTCATGAATTTATGAAAGAAATTTTAAGTGGTAGTCAAAAGTGTAAAGAAGTAATTAAAACATTAAAAGACTTACACGAAGAAGATCCTTCAGATAGTTTAGAGGATATATTTGATGAGACAGGTTATGATGAAATGGACGATATCTTAGATAACTTAGGGATTGAAACTGAAGAAGAACCAACTACTGACGAACCAAAAGAATTAGATTATTCTGAAATGTCATCCAGAGAAATACAAGATTTAATAGATGACGCATTAGATAGAGGTGATTTTGATACGGTTGCAAAATTACACAAATATCTTTAATAAATTATTTATATTATTATTTAAATCCCATCTTAAGGTGGGATTTTTTATTTAAACATTATATTTATTAATAAAAAGATAATGGTAGGTACTTTACAACCTAATTTTAAAAAATTAATAAGAAAATTTATTGAGTCTCAAAATCATAATTATGGTCATGAATACATGTTCTATATTGAAGATATGAATAATTACTTTGATGATATAAATGATGCAGATATATTTTCAGGTGTTTTTAATTATATTATTGAAGTGGAGGGTGAAAATCCTTTAGAATATATAGACACACAAGAATTAGGTAGACGTTTTTATTCTGATGATATTATAAAAATATTAAGAGATTCTGGATGGATGGAAAAATATTTTACTCTTAATAGTTACAAAGCTCCACAAGGTAGAGAAATATCAGTATTTGGTGATATTAAATGGGAAGGTGATACCCCATATTTAATTCTCGATCGTTGGGATGAATTTCAAGAATTATTTCATAGTGAAGATAAAGATTTAGTAGAACGTGTTTTAGGTGAAGATTGGGCGGAACTTTATAGTATTGATAGTGTTGATTTTATGGATGAAGTATGGGGTGAACTGGATGAAAAATCTTTACAACATATAAAAGATTATATTAAGGATAATGGTTTTATTGGTAGAGAATTAGAGTATGATGAAGATTCAGATGGTGGTGGATTAAGGGAAGATATGTTAGAAGACAACGATTTATTAGGTGAATTAATAAATGATGAGGATATGTTTGACGAATTAAAAGGTGAGTTAAGTAATTTTTATAGGTGGGCATATGAAGGTGCGGCGGAAGATGAATTGTTTAAATCTTTAAAAGATAAGATAGAATCACTTTTAGGTTCTGAAGGTGAATGGGATATGGTAAAATCAAAAAAAGAAGGGGGTTCAGATAAACATATTTTAAAATTTGATGTTAGTAAAATATTTATGGATATATTAGAACGTTTTGTTGAGTGTGAGGGTAGTTTACCTGAAGAAGCATATGGATATTTTTTAGAGGTTTTATCTAAAACTTTGGATTGTGAGGGAGATTTATTAGAATCACCCGATATGAGTTATTTTTATCCTGATCACACAAAAGTAAGTGAACATTTAAATTACAATGTATTAGGAAACTTATAATATGAAAATAAAACTAACAGAAAGTCAATATTTAAAAGTCATCACTGAAAATCAAAACCCTAACGTTGACAGATTATTGCAAAAGTTTTTTGATGACACCTCTAATAAGGGTGTTGATGATAAAATAATGTATTATTTTGACGTTTACGGGTTTGATGATAAAATGATGGAAGTTAGTGATAGATTATATGATTGGTTTAAATATGGAATATTACCAAAATGGGATAAAATAGTATGGGGTACTAAAGACAAATACAGAAATAAACTTAATAGTCTTTTTGATGTGGCAGCAACAAAAGAAAGTAAAAAAATATTAAATAGTAATAAAAACGATTTAGGAAAAATTAAAGGGTTAATTAGTTTAGATAACACATTTCCTTATTATTATGAAAGTAAAATATTAAAAGAATTGATTGATGGATTATTGTTTGATTCCATACAATATTTGTTTAAAAATTATGAACCTAAAGAAGCGATTAGACAAAGTTCTATACTGGCAGACCATTTAGGTTATAAAAGAATGGAAAATATAGTACCATTAGTTAAAGATTTCGCAGAAAAAAATGGTTTAACTATCATACCTAAACATAAAGGGTTCACTTTCCAAAAAGATGAAGGTAGTATGGTTAGGAGTTTAATTAATTATATGAAAGATATACCAGAATTACCTAAAAAAACAAAAAGAGGTTTTTTAGATTATATTGGTAGAAATTATGGAGCTGGACAATATTCTACTTTTTGGAGTGCGGTTAATCAGTCTGGTATAATCCAAAAAGTTGGTGGAGGTAATAACGTCACATACGAATTAGGACCTAACTACAAAGCCTATGAAGAAGGTAATGTAGTGGCATTTTAATTAATTAAAGATATTTATATAAAAAAAGTAATGGATAGATCGGAACAACTTAAAATATTTGCTCGTTGTTTAGGTGATCCAACATATGCGATAGAAACGTTTTTAAAGACATTTGATTTAACTCAGAAAGGTATGGTACCTTTTAAGTTGTATTATAAACAAAAAGAAATCATTAGATCATATGAAGAAAACAATCGTAATCTGGTAACTAAACCTCGACAGGCAGGTGTATCTACAACTACCGCAGCGTACATTGCAGTTAAAACTGCGTTTGGTGATACTGACAATCCACATAAAGTACTTATACTCGCCAACAAACAGATATTAGCACAAGAATTCTTAAAAAAAGTAAAAGACTTTTTAGATCAAATACCTTATTGGATTTGGGGGTTAGATGAGTCAACAGATTACTTAGAGATAAACTCAAAAGGACATCTTAAATTAAAATCTAATGGGTGTGAGATTAGAGCACTTGCAACATCTAAAGATGCATTAAGGGGTTTTACTCCTACATTTTTAGTTATGGATGAAGCGGCGTTCATCGACAATGGGGATGAAGTATTTGGTGCCGCATTAGCGTCATTAGGTACTGGTGGTAAGATTGCACTTATATCGACACCTAATGGAATGGATCCATTATATTATAATATATATGATAAGTCTAAAACAGGAGACAACAACTTCAATGTCGTAGAGATGAAGTGGTATCAAGACATTAGATATAATAGAGGTTTGTATTGGGTTAGAGGTGATGAAAAAGAAGAAGAGATTAAATGTGAAACATTAGGGAGAACCAAACTTAGGTGGGAATACATGGATAACATATATGAAACTGATGAATCAACTATAGATTATTATGAAGTTATGGTTAAGGATGGGTGGAAACCATTATCCCCCTGGTACGAAGAAATGGCGGCAGATATGGGGGATCCTAAGAAAATTGCACAAGAACTTGACGTATCATTTATTGGTTCTGGAGGTAATGTTGTAGATGACGAATATATTACATATCACGAAGAGAATTTCGTTTCTGATCCAAACTTCTCCGCAGAGGTAGAAAAAAGTATGTGGATATGGAAAAAACCTGAAGTCGGACACAAATATGTTATGGGGGTTGATGTGAGTAGAGGTGATGGTAAAGATAGTTCTACTATTGTTATATTAGACTTTGAAAACTTAGAACAAGTCGCAGAATTTAAACATAAGTTACCGCCAGATATGTTATCAGAAATTGTTTATAAGTATGGTAATATGTATAATGCGTATACTATTGTGGATATTACTGGTGGTATGGGTGTGTCAACAGTCTTAAAACTATTGGAGATGGATTATAAATACCTACATTATGACGACCCTAAAAGTAGAAAGTTATCTGAAAAATATGCAAAGACTGTATATAAACAAGGTGATAAAGTGCCTGGGTTTAATGTCGGTAACACACGACTACAAATGGTATCTGAATTAGAAGAACATATTAGAGAGAATAAAACTATTATACGTTCACAAAGAATGATATCAGAACTTAAAACATTTGTTTATAAAAATGGTAGACCCGATCATATGGAAGGTTATCACGATGACATAATAATGGCTTACGCTATGGCAATATTCATTGTACAAACATCATTTAAAAAATTAGAACAAGTTGAGAAACAGACTAAGGCAATGTTGGAGAGTTGGGTTAACGTATCAAATAATCAAAGTAAACCATTATTTAATCAACAACAACACATAAATCCATTCTATACCAATACACCAACGTATAATCCTAAACAACCTAATAATGGTAATAATGACAATGGTGAATACAATTGGTTATTCGGAATTAAATAGTATTTAGAATTTCGATATATTTATTATAATAGTAATAAAGTATATTTAAGAAAAAATGGCAAGAAAAACAATATTTCAACAATTAAATGATTTATTTGGTCCAGAGGTTAAAAAACCACAAAATAAATCAAGATATTCTATTAACGATAAAGAACTTCTTAAAACTAAGTCTAAAGAAGAATATGATTTTGAGAAGTTAAAAAGACAACAAGACACATATCTTTCTAGTATGTGGCAAAAAGTTGATAATGAAATCTATCAACACTCTATATATTATGAAACAACTAGATTAGCATCTTATGCGGATTTTGAGGGTATGGAATTTTTTCCTGAAATTGCAGCAGCATTAGATATTATGATGGAAGAATCTACTACATTAAATTCAGATAACAAAGTTATTAATATATTTTCAGAAAGTAGAAGAGTTAGAAGAATATTAGATGATTTATTTTTTAATAGATTAGATATACATACATCATTACCTATGTGGACTAGAAATGTTTGTAAATATGGTGATGATTTCTTATTTCTAAATATCGATAGTGAGGAAGGAATTACGAGCGTTAAACAATTACCTAATATCGAGATTAGTAGGAAAGAAAATGAGGGTTTTGGTGAAAATTCGATGAATGCAGAAACAGATAAATTTAATCCTGTTAAATTTATATGGGGACAAAGAAATATTGAATTTAATGCGTGGCAAATTGCACACTTTAGATTATTAGGTGATGATAGAAGATTACCTTATGGAACTTCTATGTTAGAAAAGGCGAGAAGAATATGGAAACAATTATTACTTTCTGAAGATGCAATGTTAATATATAGGGTAACAAGGGCACCAGAAAGAAGGATATTTAAAATATTCGTTGGTAATATCGATGAAAAGGATGTACCCGCATACGTTAATAACATTGCAAATAATTTTAAAAGAAGTCCAGTTATTGATCAAAATACAGGACAAATAGACACTAGGTATAATCAAATGGCACAGGATCAGGACTATTTTATTCCTGTAAGAGACGCAAACGCACCTTCACCAATAGACACTTTACCTGGAGCAACTAACCTATCTGAGATTGCGGACATCCAATATTTACAGAAAAAATTATTTACCGCACTTAGAGTACCTAAACCATTTTTAGGGTTTGAAGAGGTTAATGGTGATGGTAAAAATTTGGCGTTACAAGATATTAGATTTGCTAGGACAATTAATAGAATCCAACAAGCAATGTTGCAAGAATTAAATAAGATTGCAATTATTCACTTATATATTTTAGGGTTAGAAGACGAATTAGAAAACTTTACTTTAACGTTGAATAACCCATCCACACAAGCAGAGATGTTAAAAGTGGAACAAACACAATTAAAGGTAACACTTTATAAAGATTCAGTTTCTGATGCAGGGAATGGGTTTGGTGCTATGTCTATGACAAGGGCGAAGAAAGAAATCTTAGGTATGTCTGAAGAAGAAATTAGAAATGACTTAGAACAACAAAGATTAGAAAAAGCTGCGGCAGCAGAAATGGAACAAACTGCAACCATGATTAAGAAAACAGGTATATTCGATAGGGTTGATAAACTATATGGCGATTTCTCTGCATTAACTGGTGGTGCATCCGCAGAGGGTGGTGGTGAAGAAGGTGGAGATACAGGCGGTGAAGACTTAGGTGGATTCGGCGCAGACACTGGAGGAGACTTAGGTGGATTCGGTGCTGACACTGGAGGTGAAGAAACTTCGGCAGAACCTGCACCTACTGAAGAGTCAATAAAGAAAAAAGATAATCTTTTATTAGAGCAAGATAGAAGAAGATACGAAGAGAAAGTTAAGAAATATCAGGGAATTTACTTAAATAGACTTATGGAAAGTTTAGATAAGGATGTAAGGGTTTTTAACTTAGATGAGGTAGAAAAAGAGACTGAAACATTCAATTCCAAAATTAGTGATATGACAAAAGAAATAGATAATTTAATAAAATAAAACTTTTTTATTAATTCAGAATATTTATATATAAAAAAGAATATGAACAATTTCGGTAATATAAAAGACACCTTTAAGAGTTTGGTAGTTGAGTCTATGATTAGAAAGGACGATAAAGGTAAAAAACTATTTTCTAA